TTCTTCGCTTGGTTACGAACCGTATCCAAGAACCTACCTTCGTCAGAACCATTGATAACATAATAGTCTGCTCCCAGTTGCTCACATAAACATTTAGCAACTGTAGTCTTTCCTATACCAGGAGGACCAGATAATAATAAGTTAGGTATCTCACCTTGAGATAGTAATTCCCTGAAGGTTTTCTTTATACCATCAGGGAGAATACAATCGTCAATTGTCTTGGGTCTGTATTTTTCAACCCAAATAAAATCAGAAGTTGTCATTCTTCACTAAAAGATTCATTGCAAAAAGAGTCCGTTTACCATCAGTAGGTGGGACTGAGTGGTAGATGAAACCTGGCCACACTACCAGTGTACCACTTTCGGGTACAATTTTCAAGGTCTTCAGACCATGAAAATGTATTGGTGCAGAGTTCTCCTCCACATCAACATAATATGTTGCAGCATAAGGACAAGGAAAATGCTGATGTCTAACAGCATGATGTCCAGAGTTTGCCTCATACATACATATCCAAAAGTCCCTGAGATATAATGTTTTTTCAAATCCAGAAAAACCACAGAAAGAATTATCAAAATGTTTTATGGTCTTGATATTCTCTATGATCTCATCTATAAATGGTTTGAACCTATGATCCTTTTTGTGAGTTTTGTAATCACTATGCCATGCTTTGACATTACTATCATTACTCTCAGGAAACCTTTCTCTATGATCCAATATAATTCTCATAAGTTCCTTCTTATCTAAATCTACTTTCATAGAATAGATAGGAAGGGACATCAAGACATTACTAATTTTCATCTAGTTTCTTGATCACAAAAAGATTAGACTTTTGGTACTTCTTTATCTTCTTATACTTTTTCATTACTTCTGCAAGTACGTCCGTATTGACACGTACTTCAGGTTTATCATCCATCGGTTTCATAACTTGAATCAGGCTCCAGTGCAATAAAATAAGTCAACTTATAGTTAGGGTTATAGAACCTTGCAAGATTCTTTTTAGATATAACAACTTCATAACTACCAGTAACTAACTTGATGTTCTCAATCTTGAAGTTGAACTGAAAGATCTTCTTAGATTCATTTACTACAATAGCAAACTCATTAGAAGTATCATTCTTACGATCACTAACAACTAACTTGACTACACCACCATCACCTACAACTGACAAGTCAGGTAACTGAAGTATAGAAGCAGACTTCATCAGTTTGACTAACTGCTCTTCTGATAAAGCAAAAGATACGAACTCATCAGGGAGTACCATATTCTTCTCAGGTGGTGCAATAATAACACTAGGATCAGAAAAGAAATACTTTGATCTCTGATGATACTGATATGCACCAGCAGACTTTATACTTGCAAAGTTTGGATTGGTAGATACATCTATATCTGCATTCTTATATAACGATACTGTATTCAAGAACTGAGGTAAGTCATAGATAGCAAAGTCCTTAGGTACGTACTCCTCTATCTCTGCCTCTGCCAACACATTTTTCATTGGAGAGATTGTACGTAATTTCTTACCTTCCTTGAATGCTAGAGATTGATTGATTGTCGTAAAATTCTGAAGTATCTTCAGAGTTGTATCAGACAGTTTCATAGTTTCACGTAGTTTCATTATTTGTCATAGTCTACCGCAAAAGCAGTAGGATTGCCAGCAATACGTTGATCTGCTGCCGAACGCTTGTCTGAAAAATGTAAGAGTAGCATACCATAATGGATTATCTTAATAATATCCTTACGTGCTGTACCCTTTCTATCATATCGTGATGCATACTTTAGGACATTACTCCTACAGAATGCTTCTGCATCACCTACAGAATCAATAAGATCAAGAGTCTGTACGTTTCCTACAGAGTAATGACCTTTGTAAGTGTTTGAAATGTAATCTGAAATCTCTTGCAAGATTTCATCTTCACTGTACTTTCTCATACATATAGATCTTTTCAGTTCTTATTATAGCACATGCATTGAGGAACCTGCAACCCCCACTCCACACAAAAAAGCAAACTCCAACAACCCGTGGGTTGCTGGAGGAATTTGTAATACTATACTACTGAAAAAAATACTGCCCAACATTTGAATAAGTATACGCTGCTATAGTGACGGCAAAAATAATAACTGGCATGATAGGTAATAATACTCAGTTGTATTTATACTCATGACGTAGGTAAATATGCTGGTTGTAACCTTATCCCCTTACCCCCCTGAAAGTCATCGTCATCGTCATCATCTATATCTGCACCAGATGCAAAATAGATAACAAGTAAAACTACTACAGGGATGTAAGGGAAGAATAATGCTAACTGAACGTCTGACATTTTTATTTCGGTTACGAATATGTATTTATGTAAAGTATGTAAACTTAGTGTAAGCAGCCAAGATTACCCAAAAGGCTAACATTGCAAACCTACCGTTTGCTCTTGACCAAATTGCTATATTAGAATTATCCATTTTAGAATACTCCTGGGATGATTTGACCTGTGAATGAGTAAGCACCTAGTGCTGCTACTATTCCGAGCATGGCCATCCAGCCATTAAATTTTTCTGCTTCTGGTGTCATTGTTCTTAGATTTGTAATAGGGATAGAAGTTAAAGAGACCTGTGATATCAAAAGATACCAGGCATAACTGCACCGAAAAGGATGTAGTTATGTACTGCTGCAAAGAATCCAATCATCGCTAGGCGACCATTGAGTTGCTCTGCATTCTTCCAGTAATCATGATCGGTATCAACCTGAATCTGAGGTTCGTGAGCAAACATGTTCTGCTTACCATACTCAGTAGTTGTGTACCTCTTCATGGTATTGGTAGAAGAAGTCATAAAACCTTTTGTAAAGTTGTGTAACAGTATTATATAGTAAATCTAAAGACATGTGTAGTAGGTAATTGTACGGGTTACCCATAAAAATAAAGTAATGCTAATAGCCCCTATTAGTAATCATTATCTTTCGATTCGATGTATTCCTTGTTCCTTTTACAGACACCATGTACATCCATCTCTTGATGTAGATGTGCCATCGTATGAAGTGCTTCTATACCACCAAAGGTTATCAATAACATCATTGGTATCATCCATAGCGGATGACCTGCTACTTCACCTGTTGTTTTCATTGCATAAAAAAAGACCCTCCACTATGTAGAGGGTCTGATCCATCTCGAACTCAGAGATATTTAGAATACGAACTTACCACCAAGCTTAGCACCCCAGTTGACTTGATCGTCACCAGATACTTCAGCAGTGATTCCACTTAGTTCACCGTATACACCGAATCTTTCAGTAGCAGCGATGTTAAGACCAACCTTACCTGATAACTCAGCTTCAGAACCATCTGTTCCGTCTACAGCAACGAAAGAAGGACCACCTTGTACGTATCCAGAAACTTTCTCACTAAGAGCACCTTCGTAACCGATGTGAAGATCAGTTGTTGCTCCAGAGTAGTCTCCATCAGGATATGAGATATTGCTCTCCACGTTCACATATGGACCAGCAAAAGCTGCACCAGCGAAGAGGAATGGAGATGCTGCTATTGCAGCGATTGTTGATTTGATTGACATGATTGTTTTAGTATCTCGCAAGAAAAAACCCTTGCGGATGATAGAACCCCCGACATGGGATTCCGTTTACATCTACGCAGGGGTACGATCTTTCGAGTCCTTTGTATGATCTATTTATTATAACATAAACTTATGTTAAGTGTCAAGTCTTCAAACGAGAAAATCCTTTGATCTTCTCAAACTCCAAGCAGCAGTCGAACTTATCAAACAATTCATTCTTATGTGAGATAATAAAGATATTAGCATCCTTTATAACAAACCGAACAATCTTGAGAAACTCATCAGTACCAAAACCATCAAGAGAAGAATCAAATACCTCATCCATAATCAATAGATTAGTATGAACACTATTCTTATAGTCACTTGCTATCTCCCTCCATGTGAATAGGAGAGCAAGGTCAATCCTCATTTTCTCTCCTTCAGAGAAAGAAGCATAGGAAAAATTCTCATGCACTGGAGTCTTTATAATCTCATTGAACTCTTCATCAAGATTGAAGTTGATATAGAAGTCCATCTTCTGCAAGTAATAATTTACTCGCTTGTTTATTATTGGAAGATACTTCTTTATGATACTACTCTTGACACCATCATCCTTTAGTAAGGTTTGTGTCTGTAGTTCATATTCATTCTCTTCTTTAGTATCTTCTAAGTCCTCTAGTATCTTTTTAAGTTTACTTTTATACTCTGTAAGTTTTACATCCTCAGCGTCTCGGTTCTCAAGCTTGTCGGTAATGTCCTGAATTTCTGATTCCAAACTCTTTCGGAGTTTACTTGAATTAGAAACTTGAATATTAAGTTGAGAGGTTTCATTCTGGAGGGTAGTTATCTCCCTTTGAAGTTCAAAGAACTTACGTTCTTTCTTTTCCTCATCAGAGATTGCCTGTTCAATTTCTGTCAGACTATCTTGATGTTTACCGAGAACTTTCTGGAGTTGGTCAACCTTATCTATACGAAAAGATTCTTCTATCTCTTGAGTACATGTAGGACAAACCGTATTCTCATCAAAGAAACCCTTGTCATGACTACAACTTTGTTTCTTTGCCTGTATCTTACCTTTGAAACTTTGTAATTTCTTTAGAGTATCACTTGCTCCAATATATTTTTCGATCTCAATCTCTTTCTCCTTAACCTTAGAGAAGAGAGTTTCAATACTCCCTTCATATGTGTCAGACTCTTTTTCAATTTCAAGAATCTTCTTTCGTTTCTCTTGAATGTCATTTTCAGATGCCTCCTCAATTTGTTTGATAAATCTATGCTGCATTACTATTTTATCTGCTGCAGATTCCTTCTTCAATTCAAGAACTCTCAAACTGTCCTTAGATGCCTTTATCCTTTGCTTCATGATGTCAGACATAGAAGAGAAAACTTTGATGTCTAGCAGGTCTTCTATGACCTCTCTCCTGTGTGGTGCATTCAACTGCATGAATGGTACAAATGATGCACTACCTAATATTACAATTTGTGTAAAGGATTTATAATTTACTTTTAGAATAGCTGTCTCTAAAAACTTCTGCTGATCATTAGCATTAGAATCCTCATTCAACTTCTTACCATTACAATATATCTCAAACACATTTGGTTTGATTCCTCTTATTACTTTATAATCAAGACCTCTAGCATTGAATTCAATCTCAACCTTAGTATCCTTCTCATTGATTGAGTTGACTAATTGTCCTTTATTAATCTTCCTGAATGGTTTACCAAATAAAGAAAAGGTTAGAGCATCTAATAATGTACTCTTACCCGAACCATTAGCACCAACTATTATAGTATTCTTCGACTCACACAGATTGATATCTGTAAACTGATTTCCTGATGATAAAAAGTTTTTATAACGAAGATGTTTGAACTCAATCATGAAGTAGGTTTCGGTGGAATCACAATGTCATCTCTACAAATAACAGTATACCTTGTTCCAGTTCTTTCACATGCACCGATAGCAACCTTATCAGATACACTTATCACTTCCATCTTAGGGTCACCTTGTTCTTCAAGCATCATTGCATAACGAGTAGCATCATCCTTCTCCTTGAAAAGAAAAACAATTTTCTCACCATGCTCATTGAGCACAGCATATGCACCTTCATCTTTGAGATCTTTAACAGTGATAATATGCATTATACCATAACCTCAGAAGCTTGCTGATATATTTCTTGTATCAATCCCTTGATCCTAGATTTATTTAGATCTGTCTCCACTGAATCAACATACCTATTCAATAGTGTCACTGTATCTTCTGTGTCTTGATTATGCTCCTTGTCAAATATAATATCTTCTATGGTTTCTACAATCTTAACATCATGTGGGTTTGCCTTATACAAAGAATCAAGGAATCTTTCATACTCTTTCTGGCTGCTTTTCTTTTTGACTATTACTTTCACTATCTTACCCTCATACTCCTTGAACTTGAACAGTTGTCTAGGTGTATCGTTATAGTATATCCTCTTATATAATTGATGTGTATTATTGATAGTCTCTAACTTTAACGTCTCTGTATCATAGATATGGAATCCTCGGTTATCATCTACATCATTCCAAAACATTTCATATGGATTACCTAGGTAGTATATCTTACCGTTGTTAGACCTAGTATGATAATGTCCAGAGAATACTTGTTTGAACTTATTATAACATTCAAAGTCTGCTCCATTCTCCATTACATGACCATGTGTAGCAGTAAATCCGTTCAACTCTAGATGACCCATAGCAACTTTACACTTACTCTTCTTGATCATCTTATATGTGTTTTCTTGATTCTCTATATTGATCCACGGTATGAATAATATATTCAACCCACCTACTTCTAGTTCCGTGGCCTCAGACATAATTGTGCAATTATCATAGCCTCGTAGTAATAGTTCATTAGAATTGATTGCGTTAGTGTTCTTATAATATGCTGTGTGATTACCCACAATAGATATAAGATTCCTCCCTTGATCTGCCAAACGATCAAAATAAACTCTTTTGGACCAGTCAAGACTATAGAGATCAATATTCTTACGATTATCAAAAGTGTCCCCAAGATCCAATATGGTAGTAATACCACGTTCCTCAATTGTCGGAAAAAATATCTCATCATAAAACTTCTGAAAATATTCGTGATAAAACTTCGATCCCTTCTTGAAACCGAAGTGTTGATCTGTTATGATTGCAACTTTCATCTGTTGTTGAACTTATACTGTATTGCATCTTTGATTGAATTGTATTCGGATGACTTACCATCTTCGTCTGCGACAAACACTTCGTCAAACCCAGATCTTTCTATAATCTTTTGTCTTATCTCCAGTTGTTTCTTTTCCTTTTGTATCCTACGTAAGAAAGCATAGTGTATAATCTGAGTAAAGTATGCAAACGGATTGTTTGATTTCTCAGGATTGAAGTTGTTTATGTATTGAACACAGTTCTCTATACCGTCACATATCATATCCTCTTTGAACATGTAGTTCACAAAGTTAGGTTTATATGACAAATGTGTAGCAATCTTTAGGAAGCATTCACCAAGGTAATTAGTAATTCTAGGCTTAGGTTGACCTGCCTCTTCTGCCTCTACGATTGACTTTTTGTATGCAACAATGGCGTATAGAAACTCCTTATTGTTTACATAATGTTCAGATCTCTTACGTACCATTATAACTTTATATGATAGGAATATTATAGCACAGCTTGACAACTATGCCAAATCCATATAGAATCACTGTGTTGCCGTTCAACGGGACTAGCTTAGCCTTTCTTAGGTTCTTTAGTAGCATTAGGACCATCATAAAGTTTCTTTAGGATCATTCTTGCTTTGTCTACAGAAGATATATAACCCATTTCTCTATTGAGTTCGGGATGCTGACGTTTGAATCCACTCGCTACAACATGATCATATGTTTCTATAACTACATTATCTTTTATTTCTGATATGGTAATAACCTTATCTAAACTTAGAACAAAAACATCTTCATCAGACATTTTCATCCAAGGTTCAAATTTATATCCCATCGGGATATTCGCACCATGGGTGCGAACCTCATGACATACAACTGGATTGTCTAATATAACTTTCTCTTCTGTAGAAGAATAATCTACAACTACTTTAGATAAAATTTCTTCACCACTAACAAGTTTTATACACGCAAGAAATTCATCATAGGAATCTTTAGGATCCTCGTTATCAGATTTTGACTTGAATGATTTCATAATTAAATTTCTCCTCATTGTAGTATTTGATGCGTTCAATAAGATGATTCAAAGTATAATTTTGTTTTGAACCTTTCTTACAATCATCAGCTACATCATATAGAGTTGCCTTGTCTTTATCTTTACCTTTTCTTAGTACCCTTCCAATAGATTGAAGAGTTCTAATTCTGGACTTGGAAGGACTAGCAAAGATGATGTTATGTAATCTTTTGATATTGATCCCAGTACTAAAAGTACCATAGGATGCAACTATAATTGCATCATCCTCTTGTTCTGTGATAGAACGAACTTGCTCTCGATCCTCAGTGTCCACACCACCATGTACAAAAAACACGGGGCGTTCATTAGTATTTATGAGATCATACAAGATCTGTCCATGGGTAGCAACCCTACTGTATAGTATTAAAGTGTTACCTTTCAAGTCTAGTGCTAGGTTTTTGATAAACCTATTTCTTTTCTCATGAGATATAAGATACTGAACTTCATCCTCATACAACTCAAAGGTTGTTGGTTCATGTTTTAGAAGCAGTACTCTTATATTCAGTCGAGCAAGGAATCCTGCTTCCTGCAAATCTTTTGTATTAATAATCTTGTACGATGGACCGAAAAGACCTTCCAATACCCACTTATGAGTTTGTGTACCATCTAATGTACCAGTAAATCCGTAGCGATATTTAGTATCATACATCTTAGTCATGATACTAACTAGAGATTTTGATTTGAATTGATGTGCTTCGTCTCCTATGACTACATCAAATCTTTGAAACCATTTCTTAGGCAGCTTGTATATTGATTGCCAAGTTGATATAATAACATTCTTAGTACTCAAAAGATCTTTACCTGCGTATATCCTATGACAAAACTCTTCAACATCCCAACCATACTCTATAAAATCTTTATACATCTGTTCTACGAGAGAGGTCGTAGGAACAATAATAAGAGTATCCCTCTCATGTTCAGTGTGGTATCTAGTAAGAGAGTATATCATCAAGGATTTCCCAGAACCCGTAGGAGATATAAGTAGTCTTCTATTTCTTTTCAGAGCATCTGATACACCTTCTATCTGATATGCTCTAGGTTTTATCTTTGATATTGCAGTAACGTAATCCTTGACACCTTCTTCAGATATCTTATCGTTTTCTTGATATGGTAAACCATAGTACTTACTATTTTCAAACTCATAGTTATAATCATATCTCTTACAGAATGAAGTGACCTTATCTAAAAGTCCTACATATATCTCACCTTTGTTTATGTTATATAATCTTATCTTACCATCCCAATACTTACTACGGTACTGTGGCATGAACTTAGCACCAGGTACATCAAATGTAAATTCATCTGACAGTTCATGTTTGATGTGAGGATCACATTCTATTTGAAGAAAGACTTCGTTCTTCTTTTTTATAACAAGATCAGCCATAACCTGCAGAGAACCTACGCCATTCAATTGCATTCTTTATCTGGTAGGTTCTATTAGAAACTTGCTTTAGTATCTCTTCAAGGTACTTGAGCATAGTGTCGTAGTATTCAATCTTAAGTTTAGTCTTACTCAGTTTTTCATCTGAGTCAAGGTATAACTTGAGATCTTCTTTGTCTCGTACTTTATATGGAAAAGGTTCCTGCTCATAGATATCAGCAGTTGCTTTACCAGTGTAGTACTTCCTACGATCTAATAGAAGGGTTGAGTACTGCTGTTCATCACGCTTTCGCATGAGCAGTATCGTATTATATAGGTCGTAGTATTTGGCGTGTAGTTGTGGTATTCTTAGTGACTCATTATCAAGTTCATCTTGATTCATACGTGAGTCTTTCTCCCACATTGCCTGTATTGCTTCTACAGTGCAAGGGTTAGACTTTCTTTCCATTGACATCAATCACATCAAAAATCGTATACTGAAAGGTGGCTTGTGCCGTATAATATTGTTGTTGTTCGTTAGTAGCATTGAATGGAATACCACTTAATGAAACAGGGAACATATCTTTAAATTTTATTCTTACACTTGGATTATAATCACTATTGATAATCATCAGAGTTGCATCTGATCTTTCATTTAGTGGATCTTTTGGATCTACTGTAGGATAGAATCTATCCTCTCTTCTTAGTTCTTGATACTGATCTATAGACTCTGGAAAACCAAGTGAAGTAATCCATTGATATATTTGAAGATAGTTTTCCATATCTTCATCGACCATAAAACTAAGAGTCAATGATCCATACTGTAACTTGTCTCCTGGTACTGGTATGTCTTTCAAGTACGTTGCTTGCCGTGCTACACCCAATGAAACATCAGGTATGTTAGCTTGATTGCACAAGAAATCAACCTTAGGACAACGTTCTAATAAAAATTTAAAACCAACTATAGATAAAAAATTTCTATTAGAAGTCTCCTGCCACTTTTGTGGGTGTACTGATTTTCTTGTTGGCATCAGTAATCGAACTCGTCTAATATCTCTAATGCATTATTTAGGGCTCGTTGAGCAGCCCATCTTTCTTTGTCATCCCAATCTGGATACCACACTTTCTCGTCAATCCCCTTCTTTATATTGAGGAGACGTGATTCCATGTCAACTTTTTTAAGTCTACCGTTCATGTAACATCTGTATCGAGAATCTGGCCAAGGACAACTAGCGTAATTTCGGGGGAATAACATTATTCATAGTCCTCATTTCATACACGTATTCTAACACTTTTTGTCTCACCTCCATAAGTTCATTATAGCACTTTTGATTGTGAGCACAATTTCGTAAAGTGTTGTCTGGTTTGTGTACTGATTCTATGTATAAATCTAGTGCTCGATTGACTTTCTCTGTTTTGGTTTCACCATCAGTAATAGAGTTTTGGTCTTTCAAAGTATTAAAAGCATACTGTACTAATTATAACATGACATAAGTCTACTCACACCTATACCTGCACCACATCTAGGAAAGAAATTATGATCTAAGTATCTTTCTAATTCCCTTTCTACCTTACTACCAAATCTACCTATAAGATGAATATCATAAACACCATTATAAAATTTACTTCTCATCTCATCCCTATCACAACTACGTTCTGCTCCTCCTATTGTTTCCATACCGTTTAGAATAACATCAACTTTATTACTAGTATTCCAGAATGATGATTCCCATTTAGGAAAATCAGTAATCATACCATAACCTATTTGTTTTTCATGTTCATAGTTTAGTTTAGATACATCAAACTTTCTTGCCCAATCACTATAAGTACCAATCTCTAGTTGAGGTAACTCAAGATACTCACATAATTCAAGTTCTATTTTTATAAGATCTTCTATTCCACCATGCATCTCAAACTCAAACATATGGAATACGTCTTCATGTCTTCCCTTTACAGGATTAGGTTCTTTCCTATATGAAGTTGACTGACAAAAGTAACCTATTGATAATGGGTTGGTAAGTAACTCATGCTCCAACCATAGTTGACCTGTTTGTGGTAATGGCCAAACCTTACCATTAGATTCATAGGTTGCTATTGTTTCTGGATCTTCACAAGCAGCCAGAATATTTCCTCTACGTCTATCTACATCATCATGAAAACCTTTTGATATAAAAAAAGATCGTAACTTATTTACAACTGTCCAGTATAAATCTGTATTCATAAAATTATATAGACAAAAAAAGAGACCCCCGAAGGAGTCTCTTGAGAAATATAAGCTTCTCGCTTACATAAGGTTGGTAACTTTAACACGTCTGTAGTAACGGTTTGAATCTTTCTTGATTGCACCGAGACCTTGTGTAGTACCTTCTGCGAATGGGTTGGCAACCATACCATATCTGGTCTTGAAGCCAATTTTTGGTTGGAAGGTGTCCTGACCAACTGCACGAACCATCTGTAGTGGAACGTATGGACAGTAGAACAATCCAGCGTCATAAGGTGAAGTACCTTTGTAACCCATAACGTAGTACTGGTTAGCATCAAGGTTAGCAGCGAAAGGATCGATGAATACCTTGTAACGTCCGTTAAGTGTACCAGCAAATGTATTACCTGTGTCGTCAACCTGAAGGTTAGCGTTCAATGCAGGTGTGTAGTCTAATTGACCAGCAGCTGTAAGAGCAGAAGCAACGTCAGCAGAGCAAAGGATGATGTTACCCTTTCCACGACGAGTTCTTTGTGCGATTGCGTTAGCATC